GCAAGGCAGGATGTTCTAGCATCGATGCAATATATTATTCTGCTAGCTCACGTAAAGATGATCCGTTTGCAAAACCAAATACTGGAATGTTTAAGAGATGTGAAAAAGAAATTCCAGATATTAAATTTAATCAAGGTTATTATGTAGGCGATAAGATTAAAGATCTTAAAGCAGCAGTTAAGATGGGTTCAAAACCTGTGTTAGTTAGAACAGGTTATGGCCTTGAAACAGAAAAAGAATTAAACAAATTCACTTACAGAGAATTAAAGCGTCGAACTATTATATTTGACGATCTTGCAAGTTTTGTTAACTCGTTACCATGAAACAAATAATAGTCAATGGAACTTTTGATATATTGCATAGAGGACACATAGAATTATTAAACTATGCAAAGTCTGTTGGCGATCGTTTGCTAGTTTGTATTGACAGCGATGCTCGTGTAAATTTTCTTAAAGGGCCGGGCCGCCCTATTAACGATCAATGGGATCGTATGCTTATGTTACAGAATTTAAAATCTGTAGATGATGTTAAGATTTTCAATACTGAAGAAGAACTTATCTCAATAATTAAAAGCATTAGGCCTGTAACTATGGTAAAAGGCAGTGACTACCGCAATAGATCGATTGTGGGAGAAGAATACTGCAATGAAATATTATTTTATGAACGAACAAATCACTCAACTTCCAAAACAATACAGGATATTATTGATAGGGGATAAAGGTACAGACATTTACACATACGGAAGTGTGAATAGGATTAGTCCTGAAGCTCCAATACCTGTGTTCAATCCACATGGACATACTTACAAAGCGGGTATGGCCGACAACGTTAGAGAAAATTTAGAAGCACTTGGGTGCAATGTAAATTTCCTCTACGGGGAAACTAGCGAAAAAGAAAGACTTATCGATCGACGCAGTAAACAACAGATAGTTCGAATTGATAGAGATAAGAAAAGTGATCCTATTAGGTTTGATACTCCTATTCCTAATTTTTATGATGCAATAGTAATCAGCGATTATAACAAAGGAACCATTACCTACGAACTTGTTGAAGAAATTAGAAAAGAATACAAAGGACCTATTTTCATTGACACTAAAAAAACAGACCTTGTTAGGTTCGAAGGCTGTTATGTAAAAATAAATGAATTAGAAAAAAGCAAGGCTATTACATTACCAAACAGCAAATGGTTAATTGTTACTCTTGGCGAAGATGGGGTTCAATATTTGGATAATAAACTAACCCCTAAAAAAGTTCCATTGGTTGATGTAACAGGAGCAGGCGATACTTTCTTAGCTGCATTGACCTACAAATTTTTAGAAACAGAAAATATGATGCAAGCATTAGAGTTTGCCAACAATGCATCATCAATTACGGTACAGCACGTTGGATGTTATGCACCAACATTAGAGGAAATACTATGATTATACTCACAGGAGCAGCAGGCTTTATTGGAAGTTATATTTTAGGTTATCTTAATAAACAAGGAATCGAAGATGTTTACCTCTTTGATGATATGCCTTATGGAGATCAATATAAAAATTTAATTGGCAAAAAATATAAAGGACTATACTCTACTAAAGAAATTATAGACAATCTATCTGCGTTCGATTGTGTTATCCATTGCGGAGCAAATGCAAGTACACTAGAAAGAGATTGGTCTAGCATCTACGAATCCAATATTGTTAGTACAAGAAGATGGCACGACCTTTGTAAGCATTACGGAAAAAAGTTTATATTCATGTCAAGCGCAGCAGTATACGGCAACGGAAACGGTCCTGTTAACCACTATGCTTTTAGTAAACTTACCTGCGAACAAGAAATAACTAATGGTGTAATACTTCGATTATTCAACGTCTACGGACCAAATGAATATCACAAAGGTCGTATGGCTAGTACGCCCTTTCATTGGTACCGTCAATTAGAAAACAATTTAATTTTAAAAATATTCAACAACTCAGAAAATTATCTAAGAGATTTTATATATGTCGAAGATGTGGCTAAAACCGTACATCATTTTATTAACAATTATAAAGAAGGTCTCTACGACCTTGGTACTGGTAATGCTGTAAGTTTTGATCGAGTTGCAGATCTTTGCTTACAAGAGATTGGATATGGCACAAAAATATCTATTGACATGCCAAATGATCTTAAAGAACAATATCAAGAATACACCTGTGCATCAGTCCAGTTTTTAGAGGATGCTGGTGTTGATGTTAAAGGATTCTTTAATATAGATCAAGGTATTAAAGAATATTTTAATTACTTAAAGACTAATCAAATTTATTAAACACCGCAGTAAGAGCAATGACTAAATCTTCAATCATTCCGTCGTCGTGATATGGAGTGGGTGCAAATCGTAATCTTTCAGTACCTACATCAACCGTAGGATAGTTAATTGGTTGAACATAGATGTTGTGATCATTTAACAGCATATCGCTCATTGCTTTACACTTCTTAGCATCTCCAACAAGCACAGGAATAATATGAGTGGTGGAACATTCCATAACAGGAATTCCTGCTTTCTTTAATCTATGTCTTAATTTACGAGCACGTTCTTGATGTTTCTCTCGAACTTCGTTATGCTCTTTTAAGTATTTGATTGCAGCCAACGCACCGGCACAGGTAACAGGGCTCATAGACGTAGTAAAAATGAACCCTGCAGCCACTGATCGGATAGCATCAATTACATCTGCATCGGCAGCAATATATCCACCTTGGACACCATACGCTTTACCAAGCGTTCCGTTAACTATGTCAACTCGGTCCTGGAACCCTAACTCTTCTAATTTACCAGCGCCGCGCTCACCGTATAGCCCTACCGCATGTACTTCGTCAATGTAAGTGATAGCATTGTATTTGTCTGCTAGATTACAAATTCCTCTTATGTCTCCAACATCACCATCCATAGAATATACACTTTCAAAAACAATACAAGGAGTATGGCCAGCAAGTGTAGCAGCAACTAATTTGCTTTCTAAATCTTCTAGGTTATTGTGTTCAAATATTTGTTTAGGAGCTCGACTATGACTCATTCCTATAATTAAACTATTGTGATTTTTACTATCGCTGATAAAATGAATATTAGGCACAATCTTGCTTAGAGCAATAAGAGTCCATTCGTTGGCCACATATGCAGAGCTGAATAATAAACTGCTCTGTTTATTATGCAGAGTGGCAAGCTCGTGTTCTAAGGCTTTATGATAGTGACTAGACCCGCCAATATTGCGAGTGCCTCCTGAACCAGATCCTGTGTGATCTAGAGCGGTGTGCATAGCATCTAGCACAACTTTATGCTGGCCCATGCCCAAATAATCGTTTGAACACCAGTTTACTATGTTCTTAATGTTATAAGGCCCGTACCAAATAGCTGTAGGAAATTTTCCAGCTTCTCTAACAATATCATTAAAAACACGATATTTTCCTGATGCTTTAAGATCCTGCAATAGTTTTTTAAAAGGTTCTTTGTTTATCATAGTATGCTATTTAACACTAAATATTAGATCGGAGATTATAAAATGGATATAGTGCAATTAGATGTGCCGTTGTTTATACGTTTGCTAGAGCTTGCTCGGGAAGAAGTTAAGCAAGATGCAGATCTACATGATATAGCAGAAGCAGTTATTAAATTATCACAAGACGGTCCAGTTACAATGGCAGACTATGACAAAATTGTAGCTTTTATGAACAAACAGGGCGATCCTGCTAAAGAAGAAATTAATCGCATTAGGCAATTGGGCGGTGTACAATGAAAATTACAGAATTAATAAGAGGCATGCTAGATATCATAGATGGTGTTGATCAACAACAAAACGACCCAGATCCTTCTGGATACAAAGATACAGATATAAAAAGATTTAAACAAATTGTAGACCTAGCAGATCAAGGTCAGCCAACCGAATATTCAAATACTCCGAAAGAAGAATATGCCAGCATTGACTCTGTGACCGTAGATGCTGGTGCTGATAGTTTAAACGGAACTAAACATCCTGCAGATATTAGAAGTGATAGTGTTGCAATGTATCCAGGAACGGTCTATGGAGCAAAATAATGTCAGCCAACGGTATTTCAGATAGATTATTACATACTAAAGAACAATCACAGCTTCTTAAATTACAAATTGCTGAAGCAAAACGTCAAGGCAAAGTAGTTGCGACTGATGGAACAATAACTGGTTCTCTTGATAGTTCTAAACCATATTATAGACCAAACAATGTTTTAGACACAACATTATTGCCAGACACATATAACGGCAATGTTCCGGGCGCAGACGATAATCCTAACACTGGCGGCTTAGTTGCCGGTCGTCCGTGGAAAACCTAAAGATTTAATATGGCTCTTTTCCCTTCAGAACAACCTGAAAATACTTCGGCGTATATTCATCCAAGAGATCCTCATCTTCATAGAATTGAAAACTCTATGGAGTACAATGCCTTAGGACAACCTGTGCTTCGTACTACTCTTAAAGTAGGACAGACAGATGCTTTTGGACGCATACGTATGAGTACACCTTTTACTCTAGGTGACTACAAACACTTATACGGATTAGATCCTAACTTTATCGACTATACATTAAATGGTGGCACCGTAGATTTTCAATCAAATAAAGCCTGTGCTAGATTGACCACAAGTAATAACTCTAGTAGTCGTGTTGTTCATCAGACTAAGTTCTATCATCACTATATGCCAGGCAAGAGCCAGCAGATACTTTCAAGTTTTAACTTCTATGCTGCCACAGCCAATGTTACAAAGCGCACAGGATACTTTGATGATAACAATGGTATATTTTTTGAACAAGCAGGTGATGGTACTCTGAGTTGGGTTATAAGAACTTATACATCTGGTGCTCCTGTAGAGAATCGTGTCACACAGGCCGACTGGAACATTGACAAATGTGATGGCACAGGCGGAAGTACATTTGATATAGATGTTACCAAAACACAACTATCCTTTATAGAGTTTCAATGGTTAGGTGTGGGTGCTGTCACCGTAGGTTTTGTACACAACGGTGCTTACATACCCTGCCACATATTCTACCACTCAAACAACTTGACCACGGTCTACATAAGCACACCAAACTTGCCTGTACGCTGTGAGATTGTAAACACAGGCACTACTACAGGTGCTTACTTTGATCAGATCTGCTCTACCGTAGTGTCAGAAGGCGGCTACGTAGAAGCAGGACAGGATTGGTCAGTGATTAGCCCTAGCCTAAGAACCATAGCCTCTGGTGCAACATTGACCATAATGGCCATAAGATTAAAAACAACATTCAAAACCTATGCCAACCGTATGATAGTTCGTTCTGGAAACCTAAATGTATTCAGCGATGGCGATAGTATCAAATGGCGTTTGATCAAACTGCCTAATCAGGCCGCATTGACTGGATCTACCTGGGTAGATGTTGACACTGATAGTGGTGTACAATATAACGCTACCTGCACAGCATTCACAGGTGGCGATGAAATGGACAACGGCTTTGTTGGTGCTAGTACACAAGGTAGTCAAAAAGCCGGCGGTGCCCCAGCAAGTAACCTTCCCAGCGAAGCCAAAAAGAATTATATTGTACAAAACTATGACAGCACTGACAGCGAGATCTACGTTGTAGTAGCAACTAACATAGGCTCACAGAGCACAAACGTCGGCGTTGGCTGGCAGTGGCGCGAAATATACTAAATATACACTATGAGAGCAGCAGAATTTATGAGGGCGTTAGCCGATATTATTGACAAATTAGACGGCGAGTCCGAGAACAATCTGCCAGCTAAAGATCCAAGTAAAGCAGATCCAAATCCAATAATGGTTCCTCCGTTACAACAGCATCTAGAACTAGACAAAGCAGAAGCCGGAAAAGATAGTCCAATTATCAAAAAGCTCACGCAAGATGAAGTCGAGCATAATCCGCAAAATCCCATTTTTCGTAGAAATTAATAAAAAAACATACCGATAAATATTGGTATGACTATTCAAAAGATTAAATCTGGGCGTATACCTGGCCAAGACGTAGAATTTTACGTTGGTGCTCACGGACAACTATTTTACGACGAAGATACGGGTATTTTACGTATTTCCGATGGAGTAACACCAGGGGGAACCGTTGTCAGCGGAGGAACAGGCGGGGGAACTTATACATTACCCACAGCAACAACTACCGTAAAAGGTGGTGTTAAAATTGACGGCACCACTATTAACATTGCTAATCAAGTTATCAGTGTGGGTACCGTTCCATATGCTAGTATTTCAAATGCACCCACAGCAGTCTCAGCATTTACTAACGATAGCGGATACATTACTTCAAGCGCCTTATCTAGTTATGCTACACAAACTTATGTAACTACTCGTGGATACATTACATCGGCAGGCATTCCTAGCGTAGTTAGTTCCTTTACTAACGATAGCGGATATGTAACTTCTAGTAGCTTTGATCTAGATACCATTGACTTTGATACTAACAATAAACTGCATGCCACAGGAGTATTACCAGGTGATGCTGAAGGTTTCACTGCTATATTTGCAGGCCGCGCCGCAGGTGTAGCTGCACTACCTAACACCGTTATCCAAAGTCAAGCGCAGGTTAACGACTACGCACAGAACAACTTTCAAAATACTAACGATGGCAATCACGCAAGTACAGAATGGGTAGCAACAAGTCCAAACGGTAGCGACACAGACTACTATATTGATTTAGGTATTAACGGAGCAAGTTGGGACGGCACAGCAGAGAATAGTTTATATGATAATGTAGGACAGCGTGATGGATGGTTGTATGTGCAAGGAGGTAATGCTGGCGGTGGTAACTTAGTACTTGGCACAAGTATTGCCAATACCTATACTAAGATTATTGCAGGTGATGCATCAGCAGGCAATAAGGAAGTTGTTCGCTTTAGTGAAACAGAAGTTAAACTATCTAAACAACTAACATTCAGTGACAACACAACACAGACTACAGCTTGGACTGGGTCTGTTAGTTGGAGCGATGTTACCAGCAAGCCTACAATATTAACAACTTTAAATAGTTTAGATGATGTGACTACCGTGGGAGCCACAGACGGTCAAGTCTTAAAATATAATGCCAGCCTTAGCATATGGCAACCAGCAGCTGACCTAGTAGGCAGTGGTGGTAGTGGTATTGGACTCACTGACTTATCAGCATCGAATGCTTCAGCCAGCGGTGGAGGAAGTTTAAGTTACAACAATACTTCGGGGGTGTTTACATTTACACCGCCTAACCTAACATCTTATGTAACTAATAGCTCGCTGTCGTCTACGCTATTGACCTATGCTACACAGACTTATGTTACTAGCCAAGGATATATTACTAGCTCGGGTAATGCCGCAACAGCAACTAAATTAGGAACTGCTCGTGCTATCAACGGAATAAATTTTGATGGTTCTGCTGCTATTACTATCACCGCAGTAAATCCTAATGCACTAACTATTGGCACAGGACTCAGCGGAACAAGTTATGATGGTAGCACAGCAGTTACCGTAGCAGTTGATAATACTATAGCACGTAGAGCAGATACTACCTATGTTGGTACAACCAGTATTGCCCTAAACAGATCAAGTGCTAGCCAAACACTAACAGGTGTAAGTATTGACGGCAATGCCGATACGGTGACCAACGGTGTTTATACCACAGGCACATACGCAAATCCAGCGTGGATAACAAGTCTAGCCTACAGCAAGTTAACTGGGACCCCTACAATCTTTAGTGGTAGTTATACAGACTTAACTAATAAGCCAACTATACCTACAAATGTAAGCCAATTAGCCAACGACAGCGGATACATTACCGCCGCAGCAATACCGGCACAATTTACATTTAATGTAGCAGCCGATGATAGTTCATTAAAAACTATTAGTAGTCAAGAAACAATTAAGTTTATAGGAGCTAATAATATTACAACATCCAGTGATGCTGAAGGCAATATCACCATCACTGGCCCAACACTAACAGGTTATGCAACTAAGACAGGTGCTGAAACTTTAACTAGTAAAAACATTAGTGGCTCAAGTAATACTATTACCAACATTGCCAACTCGAGTTTGTCTAATAGCTCTGTTACCATTGGTACTACATCAATATCATTAGGCAGTTCGTCAACTACACTTGGCGGAATGGCATGGATTACATTTGCTGGTAGCACTAGCGGCACAACACAATTAAGGCCTAGTGCAATAGCTGGTACAACAACCGTTACAATGCCAGGAACAACTGGCACACTGATTACTACAGGCGATACCGGCACGGTTACAAATGCTATGTTAGCAGGCAGTATTGCCACAAGCAAGATTACTGGGTTAGCTACGAGTGCTACCACAGATACAACAAATGCTTCTAATATTACCAGCGGAACATTACCTAATGCACGACTAAGTTCCGTTCCAAATAGCGCATTAGCAAACAGCAGTATCTCTGTCAATGGCACAAGCATTTCTTTAGGTGGAAGCGGCACTATTACCGTTAATAGTATTTCAGCAAGTGGTTTTACTGGCGTATTAGGATTTGATGCTTCCGGCAGTTTAATACTAAGCAATACAAATAAGTTTAGAAGTCCGTCTGGATTGATCATTGAAACCGGAACATCCCCATTAAAAGATTGGACATTTGGAACTACTGGTAGTTTAACATTTCCAGATAATACCACACAGAGCACCGCTTATACCGGCAATGCCGATACCGTAACCAATGGTGTTTATACCACCGACACCGGCACGGTCACAAACACAATGCTGGCAGGATCTATTGCCAATTCTAAGTTGGCAAATAGTTCAGTAACGATTAATGGCACAAGTATCGCACTAGGTGCAAGTGCTACTATTACAGCGGCCGCGGGCACACTAACCGGCACAACATTAAATTCAACCGTAGTAACTTCAAGTTTAACCAGTGTTGGCACACTAACAAGTTTAACAACTAGTGGAACTATTACTAGTAGTAAAACGGGAACCGCAACACACGGAACAGGTGCACAACTTTATATTAACGGTTCTACTTATAGTAGAATAGACTTTAACAATGTCTATGGGGCTCCTACCGTAACTGATAGATCTACAGGAACCAGAATATTATTCAATCCAGATATAGCAGTGAATAAAATGGATTGTGCTATCGGTATGTCAACTGATACCTTATGGTCCTCTGTTCAAGGCCCTAACTTCAACTTTGGTTGGTATGCTGGCGACGGATTAGGCTTTGCTGGTTCCAACGCCCCAGTTACACTTCTTACCTTATCGGGTGCTGGTGTCTTAACGATTCCAGGAACAACAAGTGTAACTAATAACTCTGCTACTAATAAGACTCTCAATATTGGCACACACGGACAACTTTTTGACGACGGCAACCTTCATATTCATACCAGCAGTGGAACATTATGGATCAATAGTTTAGATAGTAGTGATATTAGTATTGGAACTCAATATAACAGCGGATCTGGATCAAGTGTAAACATCGGTAAGAATCTAGTGGCCAACAGCGGTAGTGTAACAGCTAATGCTACCACAGCGTTCATTGCTGGAGATAATGCTGTCAGTGGCGTTGCACTACAAATGCCTAACGAAGGCGCTCTTCGTAACTTGAAGAATGGTAGTACCAATATGTACTTTGACGTTAGCATTGGTGGATCAACTCAAGGATCATTCCAGTTCCGTTCGAGCAGTTCGTATACCAATGTGCTGACAATGAGCAGCACGGGTGTTACATTTAACACTGACGCAACCTTTACATCGAGAACACCGTCAGTATCAAGAACGGCATACAACGCAGCCATAGATACTGAGATTACCTTGGATAATATGCGTTTCCGCATCAGCAATCAAGGGGGTATATTCCCACAGGTTATTGGCAACGGTTCGTCAAGAAATCTTGCTTGGACTGGTGTGGGTGCTATCAATGGTGCAGCCGTTGCTCAAGCAGGTAGCACTGGCACAATCGTATCTACTTCTGCCTGGACTACATTGTATAATCTACACGGTATGGATGCCGCTGGTGATACCGTTACCGTTACACTACAGGATAAGGCGGCAGGTCGTATCTATCGCATTACATTCATGCGTAGTGACAACGGTAGCACAACAGGCTACAACATCATTGGCGAGAGAATATTATAAGGAGTGAAAAATGGAAGACTATAAAAAATTAACTTGTAATCATTGTAAACACGCCGCACATTGCGGACATAGTTGTTTAGAAGAAACCTGCGATCATTGCTCCGAATGTGCTTGCGATCGTTGCAGATCAGAAGAAGAAAATTATTTAGATCGCGGTTATAATTAAAATGCTTCGCAGACGACAAATAACATTGTTGTCAAATCCATCTTGCAATAGAGCGGTTGAAAATATCAATGCAGATGATTTTAGGTTCTATGATAAAGACGGATTTGAACTAAATGTAGCAGAAAGAAAATTCTACGATGAAATGGAATATCCTATTCATTATCATATATTAAATCATCATTGCTGGCAAGAACCTTGGTTTGAATTAGAAAAAGATGATTTAGGATTAATACTTGATCATTCAATGTTTCTTTGTCGATGTTCCTATGATGGTGCTGCTTTAGAACAACTTAAAAAAATAAAATCAACATATCCCTTAGCTGATTATCTAATTAGAAGTAGACGTAAATGGGGATTTGATTTTGCCTTAGATGCTGTATCTCCCTCTGGAATTGTATACGAAGTTCTACACATAGAATATGACAACTATGATTACGAACATTTTAAAAATAGAATTATAAATTTTGAATATCTTGCTCGACACACAGATTGGATAGATGCTGCAAAACGTATTTGGGAAACAAGAGACAAGTGGGAAAATCTTCAAGGATTTGAACAGAACCATTGGAAAGCCAGTTATTTAATAGGCTGGGATAAAGCAGAGTATACAGAAAAAGCAGTATAAATATCTGATACTATTATTATAAGGTTCTAGATATGAAAAAACTGCTACTATTATTATCGCTGTTTGTTTCTACAGCATTTGCCTGGGAACAAAGAGCGCCATTGCCAGTTCAGGCGTGTCAAGTACACAGCCCTTATGGATTTGCACAAACACAACGTCAAGTACAACCAATTTGCCGCGAAGCATATCTTGTAGCATATGATGCTCCTGTTAAAATTCCTGCTTACGTGGCCTACACACTACTACCACAAAATGCTTTAGGATGCTTTCCACGTACGAACGCATTCGTTGCGGACCAGAGTATTCCAAATGGGCCTACTCCGAGCGACTACGCAGGCACAGGCTACGACAAAGGACATGCTGCTCCCGACGGTGACCTAAGTTGGTCCCAAATCGTGGAGTATGAGAGTTTTCTCATGACCAACATGTATCCACAGCATGGAAGTTTAAACCGTGGAATATGGAAACTACTGGAAACTTCAGTACGTGGGTGGGCGGTACAGCAGAATCGCGCATTTACGATCTACGTGGGGGCATTATATGGCGCTGGTGATGGGTACATTGGTAACGGTGTTATTGTTCCAAACGCATATTATAAGATTGTAATTGATCAGCAAACCGGAGCAGTTGCTGGCTGGATGTTCCCTCATAAAAAGCCCTATGTTAATTTAGGCAATGATTTAACTAAATTCCGTACCCCAATTAACGGCATTGAACAGGCTGCAGGAGTAAAGTTTGCATTTCCAGCTAACGCTCGAGAGCTACAACCAGGACAAGAATGGCCTGTGGATTATGGTGCATTAACAAACGCCAAAAGAGCCAAGTGCGGAAAAGCCGATTAAAATAAATATAGTATGAATCCAAAATCTTATCAAATATTTGCTCAATTACTAGAAGGCCACGTAGTCGAAGCAAGCACATCTATGAGTCTTATTGCTGGTCAAACTGGCGGTAAAGAAGTGGTCCAAGCCCTGCATAAGGATTTAAAACTAGCACACGACATTGGTTATCGTCCAGTGGATAAAATATCCTGGAGCGATTTAAAAAATGCCTACGAGGGTGCATGGGTTATTATTCAAGGTGCTAAAGGCACTGGTGCTATTAAAGCCGGAAGAAACGGCACTTATGATGCAGTGGCCAGCAGCGGAGGCCCGATCCGAACAACATCAGATGGACGCGGCGGAAATATTCTAGATTTTCTTAAAGGTGAGATTGGAAAACTACAAAAATTTTATGTAGGTAAAAATACTCGAGCAGTTAGTGATAAACAGAAAAAACGTGCAGATGCTAAAAAAGGAACTTCTAACGAAGTAACTCAAGAAACTTTAATTAAAAAATTTAGACCATTGTGGATTCGTGCTATTACAGCAGCCATGGCCGATGTTAAAGGACATGTTTCTAATATGATTAAAAATGATGCGTTTGAAAAAGCACAGCGAAAATTAAATCATGTTAGTAAATTACAAAGTGGGTTAGAAGCATTAGAAGCCGGTGAAGATGTTACTCCGGAATTTATCTCTAATGCTATCAATGTTTCTGTACTAATGGCATCTAGTCATTTTTATCCAGAACAAACAGGCGCTATAACAAAAAGTTATGGTAGTAGATTTAGTGCAGAAAGAAGTGAAGGCACACAACAATTATTAAAAGACATTGCCGGTGGTGATCAAAAGAAACTAGGCGCTGTTCTATCTTTCTTTAAAAGGGCATTGATATCAGGATGAAACTAGAACAAGTAATATCAGAAGCCAACATAGCGGCTAAAATTAAAGATCCTAAAACAATCAAAATGATTGGGATTGCAATGCGTCACGACAGCACATTGCCAAAAGACAAAGTGGCAAAATTAGGCCCTAAGCCGACCGATGAGCAAATTCTAAACTTGTGGAGTGAATTATTAGATGCTTCTTTAAGATCAACTGACTATGGCGATCTTTCACAAGATGGTAAATTTGATGATTGGTTAACTCGTTTATATACTAATGGTGTAGTTGACTACGAAGATATTAACGGCGAAGGTGGCGATGCTCTAGGTGCTTGGAAAGCTCTAAGTATTCGTGGCAAGTTAAAAGAAAAAGATCAAGATTTTAATCGTTTTAAAAATTTACGCCAGATTCAGGCAATTGTACAAACTAGAGAATACCGCGACGAACTACGTCGTATTAAAGACTCTGAAACGATTGAAAGACATAAACGTGAAAAGAAAGAAACAACGTTGATTGATAATGAACGTTTCTTAATTACATTACCTTACAACTATGGTGCTTGTTATACATTTAATAACTCTGCAGGTTTCAATGCTTCATTCTGTACAGGGTCAAGCAGCGGTCTAACATGGTTTAATCGATATGCCAAGGACGGTCCTATTATCAGTATCCTTGACAAAGAAAACATTGATGATGTGAACGGCAAATGGCAGATGCATGGTCCTACAGGACAAATGAATAACGGCAATCAAAGTTTATCTTATAGAAGTGGTGATGCTAAGTTTGCTGAGTTGTTTCCTGGACTAATGAAAGATATTATTGCTGCTATGAAATCTAAAGCAGAAGAAATCAAACAAAACTCTACTGAACTTATGCAAGGCGGTTACGATATTAATCAAGCCATTGCTGATATAAAAGATCGTTTGCCTCATTCATATGCTTCGGAAAAACCTAAGGAAAAAGATGAGCCAGAACAGACCGATGAAGGTCCAGGAACATTCTTAGTTACATTGTTATCAAACAATCGACAAGCAAGAGTTGAGGGTGAAAATGAAGAAGATGTAATTAATAAAGTAATTACAAGACATCCAAATTTAACCAGAGACGACATAAGTGTTGAAAGGATTCGCGAAGGCGAGTAAAAACACCCTACCTTAGGACGTTATCGTTACTATAGGGTTGCCCGGCTGCTGGGCAGGGGATTATGGGAGTCGTGCCCCGGAATGGTCCCCTAAGTGAGCTTTTATAAAGACCGTGGCATGAAGATAGCGTTATTTGTGCATCAACCTAAATGTTCAATAGAGTCTGGGAACGGTATTCTCGAAGCACTTCAACCATATCATAAATTTAAATTATTCACTAAATGGGATCTTGACGATAACTTTTTTGATGATGTTGATATGATTGCTATTCCAGGAGGTTTTGGAGATAGCGAAAGTTGGCATTATCTAATGCGTAATCATACGACCCGTATAAAAAAGTTTATTCAAGACGGTGGAAAATATCTAGGAATATGTATGGGAGCATATTGGGCAGGCAAACACTATTTTGATATTTTAGATAATGTTGACGCTGTTCAATATATCACTCGTCCAAACACCGACACCCGTAGACCACATGCAAAAGCAATTAATATTAATTGGTTAGGACAACAAGAACGCATGTATTTCTATGATGGATGCGCATTGATCGGTGATAATAAAAAATTTCAAACAATAGCAACATACGCCAATGGAGATCCTATGGCTATTATTCAAAATAATATAGGATTAATAGGTTGCCACCCTGAAAGTCAACTTAATTGGTATACAGAACATTATAGTTGGATGAAACCGCATTATCATCAAGGAAAACACTATAAATTGCTGTTAGATTTTGTTGATCAGTTAGATACCTAAAAGGTCTTAATGGGCCATAAATACTGGATCACAGAAGGAGGATCCAAATGGACCAACGTACACAGAGACAGCAAGAACTACAACAAGATTGGGCCACAAACCCAAGATGGAACGGTATTAAACGACCTTACACAGCAGAGGATGTAGTACGCCTACAAGGCAGCAAAATACATCCGAGCCAGTTCGCTGTTGAACAAGCAAACAAATTATTTAAACTTCTTCACACAGAAGATTATATTAATACACTTGGTGCCTTAACAGGTATGCAAGCATTACAACAAGTTAAAGCAGGATTAAAAGCAATTTATCTATCAGGATGGCAGGTAGCAGGCGATGCTAATTTAGCAGGAGAAATGTACCCTGATCAAAGTTTGTATCCAGCTAACTCGGTCCCGTCAGTAGTTCGTAAGATTAATAATACATTTCGAAGAGCAGACCAGATTGCTTGGAGCGAAGGCAAAGAACAAGATTTTTATGCTCCAATAATTGCCGATGCCGAAGCTGGGTTTGGCGGAGTGTTAAATGCATTTGAATTAATGAAAGCTATGATCGAAGCCGGTGCAGCCGGTGTACATTTTGAAGATCAGTTAGCCTCAGTAAAAAAATGCGGACATATGGGAGGAAAAGTACTTGTACCAACAAGAGAAGCTATTAACAAATTGGTTGCTGCTCGTCTTGCTGCTGATGTCATGGGCGTGCCTACTTTGGTTATTGCCCGTACTGATGCCGAAGCAGGCGATCTTATCACTAGTGATGTTGATGATAATGATCGTCCTTTCCTTACTGGCGAAAGAACCGTTGAAGGATTTTATCGTACAAAGAACGGATTTGAACAAGCAGTCTCAAGAGCCGTTGCCTACGCACCCTACGCCGATCTTGTATGGTGTGAAACAGGGAAACCTGATCTTGATTTCGCAAGAAGATTTGCAGAAGAAGTACACAAACACCATCCAGGTAAAATGTTAGCCTACAACTGCTCGCCATCATTTAACTGGAAGAAGAACCTAGACGATGCAACCATTGCAAAGTTTCAACGCGAATTAGGTGCGATGGGTTATAAGTTTCAATTTATTACTCTTGCCGGATTCCATAATTTAAACAACGGTATGTTTGAATTAGCACATGGATATGCCCGAGAAGGAATGACCGCTTTTGTAAAAATGCAAGAGCAAGAATTTGCAAATCAGGCATTAGGGTTTGAGGCAGTAAAACATCAAAGAGAAGTAGGAACAGGATATTTTGATCGTGTTACTACAACCATCGAAGCAGATGCTTCTACTCAAGCACTAGTTGGTAGCACAGAGGAAGAACAATTTCATTAATGTATGATAGTATATATTCATGGTGCAAGTGCAACTGCCGCAAGTTTTACGCACATTAGACAATATGTTAGAGACACATTTGAAGAACCCGACATCATGCTTGAATATAAGAGTGATGACGGGTTTATGCACAACCTTAATCAAATGAAAGGTCAACTCGACGATGCTGACCGATTGTTCTTTATTAGCCATAGTCTAGGTGGTATCTATTCTTTGTATTTGGCTAATCATTATAAAGAAACTACACACGGCGGTGTAAGTTTAAGCACACCCTACGGTGGAAGTAAAGAAGCAGATTTTGCTCGTTACTTCCTGCCTTTTAATAGGCTAATGAAAGATGTAGGCACCATGAGTAAACCAATGATAGTGGCTAGAGATTTACCTGCCCCACCAAATTGGACTCAGGTTGTTACCACGGTTGGTCAGAGTCCTTGGATACATGAGCCCAATGACGGGGTAGTTACTCTAGAGAGTATGCGTTACAGACAAGACTTTGAACAAATTGAAGTCCCTTTAAATCATTATGAAGTTGTTATTAGTGATCAAGTAGTTAACATTATCCTAGACAGGATAGGGAAATTTTTATGATAGAATTTATATATACTCTGGTAATGGTACAAATTACCATTGCCTGTGTTACTCTATATTTGCATAGAGGTCAAACACATCGAGCAGTACAATTTCATCCTTGGGTTGAACACTTTATGCGTTTTTGGTTATGGTTAACTACAGGAATGATCACAAAAGAATGGGTAGCAATACATAGAAAACATCATCAATATGCAGATAAAGAAGGTGATCCTCATAGCCCTTTAATTTTTGGAATTAAAAATATAGTGTTCAACGGAGTACGGTATTACGGAATAGCCAGTAAAGACAGAGATATGATCGATAAACTTGGCATTGGTACTCCAGATGATTGGATTGAACGCAATGTTTATACTCCCCACCCCCTAGCAGGAATTCTTTTAATGTTGGTCATAGACCTTGTTCTTTTTGGTCTTGTTGGGGTAGTAGTGTGGGGAGTTCAAATGATATGGATTCCTTTCTTTGCAGCAGGAGTTGTGAACGGAATAGGACATTGGTGGGGGTATCGTAATTATGATGTCAAGGACAATAGCAGAAATATTTTTCCTATTGGATTTTTAATTGGCGGTGAAGAATTACATAACAACCACCACGGAGATGGCGCTAACCCTAAACTGAGTCGCAAGTGGTTTGAGTTTGATATAGGTTGGTTGTATATTAAAATTCTTGAAAAATTAAACTTAGCAAAAATTAGATCATAATGAAAGGGCCCCGAAGGGCCCTTTCTTTCTAGTACATAATTATATAATACCGCTATGCGGTGGACTATATTATTTCTTCGCGCCTGTATTTACAAAAGAATACATCTTTTCAGCAGCTTCTAGAACTTTTTCAATTCCAGGAAACTCAGGCATATTAACTTTAGTAATAACTTTACCTTCTTTATCACGTTCAACGGTAGCTTCCCAACCCAAATATTTATAGTGGAAGTCTTGACCAACCAAGTCCTTAGCCATAGCTAAAACTTCTGTTCTAATCTCGTAACCGTTTTTATTAAATTTAACTTCTGGTGCTTTAACCATTTCATTTAATCCGTTATTTGTCATTTTATTTTTCCTCTGTGTGTGTTAAAAAATTACTTGCTTTTTTTTGCGTAAACTGCATCAGATGCGTTTTTAACAAATGCTTCTGCAATTGAAAGAGTAGTTTTAACCTGACCCTTAGCAAATTCAGTTTGTGCATCTACTAATTTGATAAGTTCTGCTTTGAAAGATTCATTGTTAACGACAAAAGTGTTAACAAATTGCTTTTTAGCGTTTTGAACGCTGTCGATGATAAAGTCTGCTGTAAACATAATTTTTCTCCTTGTGTGTGTATGTTTTACGATTACTCAGCAACCTGCTTTGTAATCTTTATTATATATCTCTTTTACTAAAAATTCAACGGAAATACGAACATTCGAGTAAATTTCCTTTGTTTAGTTTTTAATAATATCCGCCGTTTCTATAGCCTTTACGATTTCGATATTCGTGCAATGATTCTGCACAAGCTATTAAAAAATTCCAAGTTGATTTGATCAATTTCATAGATATTGCTCCTTGCTGTTATAGCTGAATTCACGTATGTAGTTTTCTAACTGAGCGGCATCGGTAATGCCTTTGGTACTTAGATATTGATCTAAGCGGCTTTGATAAGAGCTATCTGGGAACATCTCTGCTAGTCGCTCTAAAATGGCTAGCATCTTTCTTGATAAGATTTTCATCTGTCTATCCTCTGTAAGTGTGTGTAGCAACTCATGGTTTCTACTAATATATTTAGCAATTATATGCTGCACCCGCACATTTTTTCAACACTTGATTTTATCAACAATTTTGTTTAATATAGATTAATCTGAGTTAAATACATAATACGAATTGGAATTGCGATGAAACTAAGAACTCGTTCAATTTTGCAGGAACTAAATGAAGTTGCGTCTCGACGCAATACTGATGCTCTCATCGAAAGCAGAGCCACCAATATTATTAATTCTGCAATCAATTTACTTGAAAGTATTCATAAGCACTACGACCCTGAACAAGCAGATGAATTAGAGCGTAGGCTTATTAATGCTATTAAAGGGCAAGACCCCGCCAAATTTGTGCGAGGTGTTAGAAAAATTTCAGAATCAAAAAAACATAAGAATAAGTTAAATGAATCCGAAGAATAAAGAATTACTTTTATCGTCTATTGCTGAAGCTAAAGGACTAGCTTATAGTTCTGAGCTAGGTCTTGTTGAAAATGATATCAACATTACTGACGAAAATCAAATTGCCAAACGTTTGCTAGGACAAATGACCACAGACAAAGATTTAGCCACCGTTGAATCTATTGTTAATGTTATTATTAAACTTCCCAATTACGAAAAGCTAATTGAAGCAGCTCGCAAAGAAATAGAATTGCCCAAGCAAAACACTATTGAAAGTTTCCAAATAGGAACCGTAGCATGGTTTCGTAGAATGATGGAAGCAATTAGTTAAAAAGACGCAGTAAACTCCTAGTTTTATCCAAAACGGCTAAATATTATGCCGGCCTCTGAGCGAGGTCATTGATTTAAGGAGAAAATATCATGGCAGACGTAACATCATTAGCAGTAGGCAGCACAACATTTGGTGCGAACTACGAGCAATTAGTAAACACACAAGGTCTTAGCGGTAATCTTATCGTTGCTTCTATCAGCAAAGGTACAGGTTCAGCTACTGAAGCAGAACTAGTAGCAGTTCTAAAGAAAATTTGCAACGGTACAGACGTTGGCGCAACAAATGACGCTTTCAACGTTGTTGGTTTCAACGCAGCTACTTTAGGTACAGACCCAGCATACGTTCTATTGAACGGTACAGGTACACTAGGTACTACAAGCGGCGACTACGGTTCAGATATCACCGTATCTATTGTTGCTACATTCAGCCTAGCTGTTTAATATTTCCTAGGGATGGGAAGTGGGGGCGGATTTTTTCCGCCCTTTTTCTTTGGCCATAAATAGTAGCACATTATGGCACGATATAGAATTACCACCTTAGTCGATATAACAAGATCTAATCCTCCAAGGACTGAAACGGATAAAATTAAAATTGGACAACAATCTAATTTCAATTCGTTGATCCAGGCTATAGGATTAAGAGCCAATATTTCTTGGGTAAAAGATCCTGTGGTTAACAATGGAACGTTACCCGACCCTTGGAAAGGCAAGGCAACTTATTGGATATGGGAATTTGATACTGAAAGAGTTGACGAGTTTCTTAAAGGAAATAATCCTGTAGGTCTACTACTTGACGATCTACATGGTGTGCCTGTGATAGAAAATTTAACAAACACCGCAGATATAGATCCGCCTGCATTTCAAAGTAAAGGCGACAAGTCAAACATTTTTGTTGAAATTATCTAGGAGTTAAATTTCCTAGTATTCCATTTTAAATACTATAGCTCACTTAAGGGCTATTTTTATCATGGAAAACTTCAACAATTTTAAAAACAAAACAATTTCTCAAATCAGGCTTTGGGCTTGGGCAGCGGCTGTCCTTCCTCTAACGGCACTAGCAGGCATATTTTTTATATGGAAATTCTTTGACCATTCAACACTAGGTTATGTTATGATATCGGGCGAAACTATTATGTTTGGCGTTGCTGTATCGTGGTGGTGGTGGGCTATGTATGTTCTTCGAAATCTGGTTAAACACTGGGATGATACTAGAGATAAAGTACACGATGTTCTTATTGATGTTAAACACATGAAGAACATTGTTATAGAAGTCTTAAAGAAAGAAGATAAATAAAATATAAATTTATTAAGGCTCTACAGGCATAGTTTTAAGGCATCCAGTTTTTATATATTGGAGATATATCATTATGTCTGAATTAGCACAGACTACTAAATTAGAAAAAGAAAGTCTTGAAGCTCACGTGGACCTGTGCGCTATGCGCTACCTCCAACTTGACACAAGATTGACAAACCTTGAAAACAAAGTTGATTCTATTCACAATGACATTGTTGAAGGTCAGAAGTCGATGACCAAAGTCATTGTTGGTACCGCTGGTACCGTAATTGCAGGTGTATTAAGTATTATCATTACCATGCTTATGCGAGGTTGATAATTTTTAGTATATTATATACGCAGTTAAATAAAGGACCATAGGTCCTTTTTTTATGACTGAGATTTCCAAAAAGTTAGCCAGCGTTATTAACGCAGCTCAAAAGAAATTAATAAATGAAAACCAAATCATGCCTGTTAAGGTTGAGGGCGGAATTTTGGTTGGAAATGTGGTTATTGTTAATGAGGGCACCGTAAAGCATTTGTTTAAACATGAAGAGCTTATATATAAAGATGTTTATCTAAACAAGGTCGCTATTAGATTAGCTAACCTATTAGCCAGAAATATACGAAATGTTACCATGGACAAACTTTACAGCGAAGATCAGGACTATGGAAAATGGTATTTGGACAGCCAAATGTTGGTTGCGCAATATCACAAAGCACTACATACTAAAGATCACGACAAGGCCGATGTATTATGGGCTAAGTACTTAGAGAGCAAAGGAAAAGCACTACAGGCCAAATCTCGAGCAGAGTCTTTGGCTTCAATTTGAATAAATATTAAACTACCCCTAGGTGCTATGAACATATGAAAACATCTGATATTTTTAAAAGATCTTCCGCAAAGATCAACGAAAGCATTGAGCAAATATTTGGTAAAAAGATCAATCTTGAATCTTTTACCCTAGATCAATTGCAGGATGCTAGAAACAAACTACGTACCCAAATAAGTCAAGTACGTAGCGAATCTGCGTTTAACGAAACATTAGAAAACGAAGCATTTACACAAGCTCAGTGGATGCTTGATGCCATTAATGCAGAAATTGCAGAACGCGAAGAATTTATTGTAGATCCAATAGAGGAATATCAAGCAGAAGGAGCTGATCAAGAAACTAAAGCAGCCCACGATGCTGGTTATAAAGATGCTTCTCAAGGAAAGAAAAAGAACCCATATAATCCAGGGTCACCATCAGCAAAGAATTATGACGATGGACAAGATTCTTATAAAAGACATTTTGGAGAAGAAGCTGTATCGGAAAAAGCACCTCCTACAGCCAAAGGGGAAAGAATGGTAAAGCATATCAAAAAAGGGTATGCAAAAGATGGTAAACTAACAGATAAAGAAAAGTCGATAGCCTACGCAACAGCGTGGAAGCATCACAACAAAAACGAATCAGTCAATACAGGAGATAATATGACTAAGCTAAAAGAAGGCGAGATCCAGCAGGCCAGTGCGATCGTTAACGCTAAGACAATGGTAGACAGAGTTGGCCGTTGGATTGAAGAACTATCTGGTATGGAGAACGATACACTTCTACAACTTGGTGATTCTATCCGTGATGAAATGGGTTCAGAACAAGCCAAGAGCTTTATCAGCGCAGTTGCTCCTGCAATTCAACAGGCATTAGAAAATCTTAAAGCAACACGCGAAACTCTAGCAACAGGTGTTCGCCAGTTAACAGGCGAAGAACAAGGCGCAGAAATGTTAGGTGCTGAGCCAGGTGCAGAAGGCGGCGACGAATTTGGCGGAGCAGCCGAACCAGATATGATGAATGCAGGTGGAGACGAAGGTGGAGATATTGCTCCAGCTGAACCAACTGATGACTTTGGCGCAAGTGATGCAGCAGCAGGCGGATTAGAAGCAGCTGGTCGTGAAAAGCGTGAAAGCATTGAGCGTGGCAATAGCTTACTAAGAGTATTGGCAGGCTAATGAGATTCCAAGACGTTGCTTATGAGGGCGACTTTCTAAAAATTAGAGAGCTTGCCCCAACCTTAGGTGCTCCTGCTCCTGGCGCTGCTCCTGGCGCTGGTGCTACTACTATGGCACCTGGTCAACAAGTATCTCAAGACCCACAGGCTCAACAAAAAATGATGGCTCAACAAGCATTAGATAGAGCTAATCAGAAAAAAGAAATACAAGAGTTAATTAAACAAAAGCAGGCAGAACTAGCCGATTTACAAAAACAACTGGCAGCAATTAAATGAGATTTTTTGAATTTGAAGGTGATGGCGTTGATAAACTTATTATGGTTCTTAGAAACTATATAGGTCGCGCTTCATCAAAAAAAGCGCCTGCCAAATTGAATTGGGCCGGAATTAATAAAGTTATTCAAACCAGTGGTTTTGAATTAGGCACTGACTACGAAACATTCAAAGCAATGTATGATGCTAGTCCTGCTATTCAACAAATGGTTAAAAATTTTAATGCCAGCGGAATCGAACTAAACGTCCCGGGAGCACCTGATGCAGAAAAACCACAACAAGATGGTGAAACTAGTCAGGAAAAACTAGATAAAGCCGCAGCAAGTGCGGCTCCTGCACAAATGGCGCAGGCCAACCAAACTGCCCCTGCTCAGGACTTGACCTAATTAAAACATTCTGTTAATATATACAGAATGACAATTAATCAATTTACACCTCCTCCGTTTGTTGAAAAGTTTCAATACAAAAACTGCCAACAAATCAATGATCCGGTAACTAGAAAACGGGTCTATCTAACTCCTGACGGAGAAAGTCTTCCTAGCGTGACAACTATTCTAAGTGCTACTAAAGATATGACGGCACTTAACGAATGGAAGAAGCGTGTGGGCGAAGCCAAAGCACAACAGATAACAACAGAAGCGGCAGGAGTTGGAACTGCTATGCACAGCAACCTAGAACGGTTTATTGCAGGCCTAGAGCGTATGCCAGGCAAAAATCCTGTTCACGTTCAAGCTAATGCAATGGCTGATCAAATTATTATTAACGGATTAAACAATGTAAATGAAGTTTGGGCTATGGAACAGAGTTTATACTTTCCAGGACTCTACTCAGGAACTACTGACCTAGTAGCAGTTTATAAAGATAACCCAAGCGTCTGCGATTACAAACAAACAAACAAGCCTAAAAAAGAAGAATGGGTTGAAGATTACAAACTTCAATTAATTGCTTATATATTAGCACATAATGAAGTTTACAAAACAGACATTCGAGAAGGGCATGTATTCATGTGCAGCCGAAATTGCGAATATCAGCAATTTGATTTGTTGCCGCAGGACTTTAACAAGTACCAAGATATGTGGCTTAACAAGGTTGAGGAATACTATTTGAGTCTAAGATAAATACTCTAACAAGGGTATATATCTATGGCTGTCGTACAGATCTCTAAAATTCAAGTCCGCAGAGGACAAAAAAATACAGGAATTGGGATTCCACAACTAAGTTCTGCAGAATTTGCATGGGCAGTTGATTCTCAGGAATTATATATCGGTAACGGTTCTGTTGCTGAAGGTGCTCCATATGTAGGTAATACTAAAGTTCTTACTGAGCACGATAACATTTTAGAACTTGCTTCAAGTTATCAATTCGCTGAAAGCGATCCAACTATTTCTTATAGTGTTTCTAGAAGTTTACAATCTAAATTAGACGAATACGTTTCTGTTGCTGACTTTGGTGCTGTAGGCGACGGTAGTACAGATAACGTTGAAGCATTTGAAAATGCATTAAATCAATTGTTTAGAAACGCAGATGAAAAATTTAGAAAAACATTATTAATTCCAAATGGTACGTATCTATTTTTATCTGATTTAAGAATTCCAAGCAATGCTATTCTTCAAGGTGAAACCAGAGACGGTGTCATATTAAACTTTGGTGCAAACAATATTCGTTTTGTTACATCAGCAGGCATTGAGCTATCTGGGTTCACTAGTGTTAATAGACCAAGAAATGTTTCTTTAGGTCGTTTAACTTTTTCTAGAAGCACAGGACAATTAGTTCTTACTGGTCTTGGAGATAGTATTTTTACAGATATTAAATTTAAAGGCGAATACGTTTTAGGTGATTCTGTTCTAGCGCCAGCCTCTGAATCTGCTGCGGTTCAATGGCAAAACGATATTAATGATATTAAAACTACAGACATTGTATTTGAAAAATGTTTATTTGATTCGTTGTCTATGGGAGTAAAATGCACACAAACTAGTGTGTTTGAAACTACCGTTAAATTTATTGACACAAAATTCTTTGTATGCGACATCGGAGTATACATCAGCGGATTAGTTGGACAAACCAACACTTGGACATTTACAAATTGTTCATTTGAAGAAACATATAAACAAGGATTTATTTCAACTCACGGTAGAGGAACTTTATTTGACGGCTGTAATTTTAAAAATTGCGGCAACGGAACAAATTCAGCAGCCACTCCAGCATACGATATTATAACATTTGGTGAATCAGTAAACAATAGAATTATCAATTGTACTACTAACAGACACCAAGAAGCTAACATTACTTCTGTAGGAACAACAGCTGGTTCAACAGAAGCCAGCGGAGCAAGTTTAGCTCGCTTTGTTGATAGAAACTATAGCGACATATATCTGAGTGACAGCTTTAAACCTTTGATAGCTCTAAGTGCTTTCAATAGATTCACATACATAGATTACACATTAAAATTAAGCAGCCATACAAGAGCAGGTCGATTAACCGTTACCATTGACGAAGACCTAAGTGTAGTTGCTATAACAGACGAATATCAATATTCACCATCATTGGTAACAGACCCAGGAGGATCACTTATGACTAATTTTGAATTTAATGCCGAATTAAAAGATAACGATGCCGATAGCGGAATCGAAACAATTTTAGTTTCCTATAAGAATCCCCTAGCCACAGGATCAACAGGAGACATCTCATACTCGATCTCCTACGGTGTTTGATACATTTGGTACTGAAAGGTTAACCAAATGGAAAGAATTTCGTGAAAGCATAGAAACAAGCCAAACTCCTCTAGAAGACGTGGCTAGTCTTTGGAGTAAGGCTCCATTTGTTAACCCATACAACGATCCCTTTGATCCCTCCTCATGGCCCGACCCTTGGCATTTAGTTTTAGATAATCGCTACGATGATCTTGCAATTGTTTTGGGTATGCTGTATACTTTAAAATTATCCAAGCGGTTTATGGATACTCATTTTGAGATACATATGTCTATGCAGAGACAAACTAATCAATATTGCTTAATCGTTGATAAAACGCATGTTTTAAACTTTAACTACGGGTTAGTTGACGATGTTAGTAAAATTGACTGCCAAACCAGCATGATATGGAGTGGTACTAAGTTACCATAAATAAAAATCTTAATGTTGCACAGAGAATATAAAAATGACAATTACGGTAATTAAAAGAAGCGGAAATAAAGAACCATTAGCAGTTGAAAAATGGCAGGCACAGGTAGCGAAAGTTTGTGCAGGTATAGCCGATGTTAGTCAGAGTATGATTGAGATTAAAGCTCAACTTCATTTTTACGATAACATCACAACAAAAGAAATTGATGGCATCACACTACGTGCTATTGTTGATCTAATCGATGTAGAACAAAATCCAGATGTAGGACATACTAATTATCAATATGTAGCAGGCAAGCAAAGACTTAGCATGTTACGTAAAGATGTATATGGTTCGTATCAACCTCCCCACCTCTATGAAATCATAAAAAAGAATATAGGAGTTGGATTATACACTCCAGAACTTCTTGAATGGTATAGTAAAGAAGACTGGGATAAAATGAATGAAATGATCGATCATTCAAAGGACGAAGAATATTCTTATGCTGCAATTGAGCAATTAATTGAAAAGTATCTAGTACGTAATCGTGCTACAAAAGAAATTTACGAAACACCCCAAGTGCGTTACATGGTCGCAGCCGCTACGGTGTTCCACAAAGAAGAGCCTAATACGGCTCGTATGCGATGCATTAAGGAGTATTATAATGCGGCAAGTGATGGACTTTTTACTCTGGCTACTCCCGTTCTGGCTGGCCTGGGGACTCCTACTAAGCAATTTTCGAGTTGCGTTCTTATTCGCAGCGATGACGACCTTGATAGTATTTTTGCGTCGGGAGAAATGATGGCCAAGTATGCTAGCAAACGTGCTGGCATTGGTTTAGAGATTGGACGACTACGTCCATTGGGCAGTCCCATCCGCGGTGGTGAGATCATGCACACAGGCATGATACCATTCTTAAAGAAATGGTTTGGTGATTTGCGTTCATGCAGTCAAGGAGGTATTCGTAATGCTAGTGCGACGGTTTTTTATCCTATTTGGCATCATCAGTTTGATGATCTCATCGTACTTAAGAACAATCAAGGAACTGAGGAGACTAGGGTAAGGCACATGGACTATGGTGTGGTCTTATCGGCTTTCTTCTGGAGACGTTTTAAAAATAAAGAAGACATTACTTTCTTTGATCCTAATGAAGTACCAGATTTATACGAAGCATTTTACAAAAATACATCTCAATTTGAAGAACTATACGTTAAGTATGAAAAACGTAAAGACCTAAGAAAGAAAACAATGTCGGCTGAAGAAGTATTCAAAGCTGGCATCCTTAAGGAGCGTACAGATACAGGTCGCATCTATTTGGTGTTTATTGACAATGTTATGAATCAAGGACCATTTGATCCTGAGTACCATACCATTTATCAAAGTAACTTGTGCTGTGAGATCTTATTACCAACCCGTCCATTTAAGAGATTAGACGACGAGGAGGGACGCATAGCGTTATGTACACTGGGATCCATTAACTGGGGTGCGTTCCGTAACCCAGAAGACATGCGTAGAGCATGTCGCATATTACAGCGTAGTCTATGTAATATCTTAGACTACCAAGACTTCTTGTCAATACAAAGTAAACTGAGCAATGACGAGATTCAGCCATTGGGCATTGGTGTTACTAACCTAGCCTACTGGCATGCCAAGCGTGGATTGAAGTACGGTGAGAAAGATGCACTAGCAGAGGTAAAGTCATGGATGGAACATCAAGCCTATTATCTAACCGAAGCTACCGTAGAACTTGCTAAAGAAAGAGGTGCTTGTCAGCATAGCTCACATACCCGATACGGCAAGGGAGAGTTTCCTTGGGAACATAGAGCAAATGGTGTAAATGATTTAACTGATTTCACTCCAGAACTTGATTGGGAGTCTCTACGTGCAGAAATGAAACAACACGGTGTTCGAAACGCCACACTAATGGCTATTGCTCCTGTAGAAAGTTCTAGCGTTGTTATTAACTCAACTAACGGAATTGAAATGCCTATGAGTTTGATTAGCACAAAGGAATCAAAAGCAGGATCATTTACACAAGTTGTACCAGATTATCATAAGTTAAAAAACAAATATCAATTAATGTGGGAGCAAACTGATTGTGCCGGATATCTTAAGACTGCTGCTGTGTTGGCTGCTTATGTTGATCAAAGCATTAGTACTAATACTTTTTATAATCCTGCTCATTTCCCAGACCGCAAGGTACCTACTACATTGATTGCTAAAAATTTAATGCAAGCACACATGTGGGGAATTAAAACATTCTATTATAGTTTGATTAATAAACAAGGCGCAAAACACGAAGACAAAACTCCAGAAGTTCATTACAATGGATTTCATGAAAGAGAAATAGAACCCGATTATGAAGATGAAGACTGCGAGGCCTGCAAACTATGACATTTAGTTTTATTCGAAATGTACTCAAAGAAGGTAAAGCTCATAAATTAGAAATTGAAAGTCTTCCTTACGATTCTAATGAACTAAATCCTGCTATATCAAAAAATACAATCGAATATCACTATGGTAAATTAGCCAAGGCTTATGCTGAAAGATATAATGCCGGTGAAGGTGATCCTGACTTTAACGAAGCTGGAGTTTTCCTACATAACATTTTGTTTCAACAATATCAAGAATATAATTCTGCAAATAAACCTACAGGAAAATCTTTAGAATTCATTGAAGAGCATTTTTCTACATTTGATAAATTTAAAGAAGAATTTTTTAAAATTGCCATGAGCATTCAAGGCAGTGGGTGGGTATACTTAACTAAATCTGGCGAAATTAAAACAATAAAAAATCACGAAATAAAAAAAGATATTTTAGTTTTAGTCGATTGGTGGGAACATGCGTGGGCATTAGACTACCAAGCAGACAAGAAAAAATATTTAGAGAACCAATGGAAAATCATTAACTGGGAGAAAATAAATGGCTTACTCAGACAAGGTTATTGATCATTACGAAAATCCACGTAACGTTGGTAGCTTTGATAAAGCTGATCCTAGCGTAGGTACAGGCATGGTCGGTGCACCTGCTTGTGGTGACGTAATGAAGCTACAAATTAAAGTAGACGAAACCACAGGAATTATACAAGATGCCAAATTTAAAACGTATGGTTGTGGAAGCGCGATTGCGTCGAGTTCGCTCGTTACTGAGTGGCTCAAAGGCAGAACGCTTGACGAAGCGCAACAGATTAAAAATAGCGAGATTGCTACTGAGCTTGCCCTTCCCCCTGTTAAGATTCATTGTTCAATACTTGCAGAAGATGCGATCAAAGCGGCCGTAAATGATTACCGTAACCGACACAGCCAAAACTAAAATCAAACACCTGCTTAAGAATAGAGGCAAAGGTGTGGGAATTCGACTAGCAGTTAAAACTACTGGTTGCAGTGGTTTGGCATATGTGTTAGAATATGTAGACGAGTATGAAGCAGAAGTTGGCGTTACAAATTTTGCTACAGATGATTTTGTAATATTAGTAGATGCAAAGTCGTTAGTATATCTAGACGGATTAACTATAGACTGGGTAAAAAATGGATTAAATGAAGGGTTTGATTTTGTCAATCCAAATGAACGTGACCGTTGCGGTTGCGGAGAAAGTTTTAGAGTATAATAATGAGTAAACAACAATATAATTTAAACACAAAGACAGACTACTTACATCGTAAGATGTTTTTGGATCCGGCTGGACCAGTTACAATTCAACGATTTGAAGAAGTTAAGTATAACAAGATTGCTGACTTTGAAAAAACAGCACGTGGCTTCTTTTGGGTGCCAGAGGAAATCAGTCTAACCAAAGATGCACAGGATTTTAAAGAATCAAGTGATGCAGTTAAACATATCTTTACGTCTAACTTGTTACGTCAGACAGCATTAGATAGTTTGCAAGGACGTGGTCCTAGCCAAATCTTTACACCTGTTGTAAGCCTGCCAGAACTAGAAGCTCTAGTCTACAACTGGACATTCTTTGAAACTAATATTCACAGCCGTAGTTACAGCCACATCATCCGTAACATCTACAACGTGCCTAAGGAAGTGTTTAACACCATCCATGACACTAAAGAGATTGTAGACATGGCATCAAGTGTTGGCAACTACTACGATAAATTGCATGTTCTAAACTGCAACAAAGAAGCAGGATTCCATGTTGATGAATTTGAACACATCAATGCTATCTACCTAGCACTACACGCAAGTTATGCCTTAGAAGCATTCCGCTTTATGGTATCATTTGCAACAAGTCTAGCAATGGTAGAGAATAAAATCTTTATTGGTAATGGCAACATTATCAGTTTGATCCTACAAGATGAATTGCTACATAAAGGATGGACTGCTTTCTTAATCAATCAAGTGGTCAAGGAAGACCCTCGATTTGCCAAGGCAGCACAAGACTGCCAAGAAGAAGTAATACAGATCTATAAGGATGTTATTAAAGAAGAAAAAGAATGGGCAGACTATCTATTTCAGAAAGGCCCTGTCATTGGATTGAACGCAAACATTCTTAAAGACTTTGTGGATTATACTGCTTCTGTATCATTAAAAGAAATTGGAATTAAATATTGGGCATCTGCACCAAAAACAACACCAATTCCTTGGTTCAATAAACATAGCGACACAAGTAAAAAACAAAGTGCGTTACAAGAAACTGAATCAACAAGTTATGTAATTGGTGTTATGTCAGATGCAATTGACTATTCGGAATTACCGACTATATAATCATGTATAAAGTTTTTTATAAAAAAAGATCGCCATATGAAAATTGGCAAGCAGTTGGGACCTATGGTTCAGAGCAATCAGCTATCGCCGCAGCAATGAATAAGAAAAAACAAGGAGCATTGCTAGTGCGTGTAACTGATAAATCTGGAAGTGTAGTTTTTACAAATTAAAAAGGAAGTGTAAATGAAAGCGGTAGTATGGAGCAAATATCATTGCCCTTATTGTGATCAAGCAAAGGCATTGTTAACACAAAAAGGAATTCAGTTTGAAGAAAGAAAAATTGGAGATGGTTATACAAGGGAAGACTTGTTAGAAGCTGTACCCACAGCTCGAACCGTTCCTCAAATCTTTTTAGATGAAGAATTAGTTGGTGGTTTCCAAGAATTAAAGAAAAGGTTAGAAAATGTTAATTGATAAAGGTGTATCAGAAGGTGAAGTTGTAACAATTAAAATGTCAACAGGTGAAGAGCTTTTAGCAACATATGTTGAAGGTACTCCAAATGGACATAAGGTTAAAAGACCTATGGTCTTGAGTGTTTCGCAAAAAGGTATTGGAATGATGCCTTATATTTTTACGGTACACCCAGATAAAGAAATTGTTTTTAATTCTGCAACTATTATGGCTCTTGTGCCTACAGAAAAAGATTTTGCAAACCAGTATCTACAAAGTACTACGGGGATTGCATTGGCTGGAGTTTAATATGCCAGGGATATCTAGAGTAGGAGTTGATGCAGCCGGAGGAACTATTGTAGGAAACCTTGCACCTACGGTTAAGGTAAACGGATCTCCTGTTGCGGTTAAAGGTGCTGCGGTATCTGGACACGGACGATCACCTCACTCTAGTCCAGTTATGTCGGGTTCTTCGGGAACGGTAAAAGCAAACGGCATTGCAATTTGCAGAGCAGGCGATACCGCCACATGCGGTCATGCTGCTAGCGGTAGCGGAGATGTGAAAGCAGGTTAATATGAAAAAGTTTTTTTGGAATGTATTAGGGTTTTTATCATTGGGGATGGCCTATATCGGAGTTGTTACTCCCGGTATTCCTTATAGTCCCTTTGTAGTATTTTCTGCCTATTGTTTTAGCAAGGGCAGCGAACGTATGCACAAGTGGATCTACAATCATAAGATCTTTGGACCGTTCCTTACTAATTGGAACGAGAAACGTGTGTTCCCACAGAAGATGCGTTATCTAATGTTTTTTATGATGAGTCTAAGTCTTGTGTTAATGTATACAGGAGGAGTTAAACCAATTGGAATTATCTCAACTGCTATCTTTATGGCCCTTGTGGCTGTTTGGGCTTGTCGTTATCCTAACAGCGTTGAAGAACATGATCGTAGAAAAGCTGAAGGAAAAAAAATAGGATGGATTAAATGATTAGGGGGAGTGTGCATCATGTCTGGCCCATTCCTCTTTATCAATCTCGGTTAGATCCAGTTGATCCTATTACCTATGCATATCTAGTTAATCAAGAATTTAGTAATTTTGGCGATGAAAGTTTTACACACTTGGAAACGCCAAATAGATTTTTATTAAACTTACCAAAATTAAACAAACTAAAATCTCAGATACAAGAGCATATAGATTATTTTGTTCACGATGTAATAGGAGCGAGCCGGAATCAAAAATGGGAAATTACAACTAGTTGGATTAACAAATCTTTCCCTAATGGTTATCATCCCAATCATTGGCATAGTAATGCATTAATTAGTGGTGTTTGGTATATGAAGGCTCCTAAGGATTGTGGAGATATAGAGTTTCATAAAGATCGCGGGCATACAAATCTTTGGCGTGATACATTTTGTATAGACTTTGAAAAAACCACAACCTATCAATCTCCTGTTTCTATTGAACCTGTAGAAAACGAATTGCTTATGTTTCCTTCTTTATTAAATCACAATGTTGCACAAAACAAATCTAAAGAAGAAAGATATAGTCTAGCATTTAATGTTTTTCCTCGAGGAATAATTGGGCAAGGCGGAAATAGTGAAATTACACTATGATGGATTATTCTGTTACACCCTTGTTCCCTGTTCCTCTTTACAGAACTCCGTTGGGTAGTTTAGAAAAACATATTAGAGAATTAATTAATACTCTTGAATTTGAAGAGATGCCTTCTAAAAACGGACATTACACCGTTAACAAATATATTTTAGATCAGGAACAATTTGCTCCGCTAAAGAAAAGAATACAACAGCACGTAGATAATTTTCTTTATGAAGTTTTGGGTTGCGATAAAAATTTACAATTTCAAATACAGAACAGCTGGATCAATAGACATCAATTGAATGACTGGGCAGAATCGCATAGGCATAACAACAGCCTCATCAGTGGAGTTTATTATATCGATGTTAATGACGAATCTGGTGCAATAACCTTTTTAAAAGATAAAAGTCATTATAATCTTTGGCCTGAAATGATCGACGTTGAAATTGATCAAACAAAATTAAATTTTTTTAATGCTCAAACTTGGGATGTTATTCCAAAGAAGAACGATCTTGTTATGTTTCCTTCTTTGTTATATCATTCAGTAAGTGAAAATAAATCAACCAAAATAAGGTATAGTTTAGCCTTTAATGTATTTCCAAGAGGAACATTGGGCGGTTCTATAAACACGTTAAAAATATGAAATGCGAACAAGGCGACATTGCCAAAATCATTATGAGCCTTCGTCCACAAAACATAGGCAAAACCGTTTTGGTAGAAAATTATATTGGACACTTTAAACAAGGTGAAGAATTTGATTTTCGTGGTATTATATGTAAAGCACAGATTACAGATCATTATTGGTGGATTAGCACCGACCACGGACTCCAAAATATGCTAGGCGATACACCCAAAGCATACATCCCGGACACTTGGCTTGAGCCTCTTCGTCCAAACAAACTTAGCCAAAAAGAAGAAGAAAAACTTGACTTAACTGCTTAACGGTAGCATAATTACCCTATGCGCTAGTAGCCAAGTGGAACGGCAGGAGCCTCTAAAACTCCAGAAGCGTGAGTTCGATTCTCACCTAGCGCACCAAAGGATTTATATGCAGTTTAAAACCAAAGAAGAAGCAGAAGCATTCGTTCGCAAGATCATGGGACCTCCTAAGCGTAGGCTAGAAGGTGCTGAACACGATCGAGTTTGGTTAATGCTGCAAATGACAGAACCGGTCAGAGAGACTAACAATCAACATAGCTGGTGTGCAGAATACAACATTGGCGGAATAATGTACGATGTGCATTATTTCCCAGAAGAAGATCCGTTTATAGAGCAGTATCTATAAATAGATGCGTGGGAAGGTCCCACAACCAACACTCTTTAAATGATAGGTACTTAGAGTGTGTACCGTAAAAGGAGAAAGTAATGATGTACGAATCAAAATTAGCCGCGGCTATCAAAGTTAAAGGCAAAGTCCTAAGAGAATTTAAGGACACCGTTTATGTTCCGTTTGGATCAGAATATTCAATACTACTTAAGAATCTACATACGACCCGTGCTGTCGTTAACGTATATATCGACGGTGATGATATGGTCCCTGGTGGCATTGTTCTTAACGCTGGACAAGAAGTCGACCTCGAGCGATCAGTCAAAAACGGCAATCTCACAGAAGGCAACAAGTTCAAGTTCATCGAAAGAACAGGCGCAGTGGAGCAACACCGAGGTGCCAAACTTGAAGACGGACTGGTAAGAATCGAATTCCAATTTGAACAGCCTGTTCGTCCAATTACCTGGACAACTAATACTGCCTATTACGGCGATAATAAAATCTACCCACAAGGCGGAATTCTGCGTGGATCTACAGCAGATTGGGCTGCACCAGCAGGATCAGTAACCTGTTCTGCAACTATGGATAGTTATAGTACAGCATCTGCTCAGGCATTTGTTAATCAAGTTAACGATGTTGGTATTACCGTTCCGGGTAGCAAGAGTGAGCAAAAGTTTACCACTACTTATGTAGGTGCATTAGAAAGTACTAAACATTCTATGGTGTTTAAGATTTTGGGTGGAGAAGCTGTTAAACAGGCAGTAACAGTCAAACACAAACCAAAATGTGTGACCTGCGGTAAGCAGAACAAAGCTACCAGCAAATTTTGCCAAGAATGCGGTACAGCTCTTGAAATATTTGCATAAAAATTGTAAAGTGTAAATAAGTTTGCCGGACCTGTAACCATACTCCGGCTCCGCTGACGCGAAAACAGGATGGGCTGCGCTCACGGGGTTTGATAGTTTCCTGACACAAAAAAACTATCATTTTTAAAGGAAAATAAAATGC